AACGTACCAACTGATGCTGATTTATATGCAGTTCGTTCTTGGTCATTCTTATCAGGTTCTGCAGGAACGGAAATTACGCCAGTACAAGCATTCTCAACGATTGATAGCAATTACACTGCATCATTCATTGTAACGACTGCACAAGCAACGGCTATTCAAACAGCAATCGCAGGTGCTGCACCAGGATTGAAATTGCAGTATAGCAAACAACCATCTGATACATCTCGTGGTGATTTTGAAGACAAGAATCCATTTGCTGGAACTAGATATGGTACATCAGGTATCAACGAAGGTACGGATATCGAAATTCCAGAAATCAATCTTGAAATGCAATCTGAGCCAATCGTTGCTAAGACTCGTAAGTTGAAAGCAGTTTGGACTCCTGAATTCGCTCAAGACCTTAATGCATACCACAGCATCGACGCTGAAGCTGAATTGACTTCAATGTTGTCTGAGTATGTATCAATGGAAATTGATTTAGAGATCTTGGATATGTTGATTTCAGCAGCTCCAACAACTGAGTATTGGTCAGCATTGAACAACAATGTATGGAATGGTTCTGGATTTACTCAAGCAGCTGCCGGCGCAATTGGTTCTGCAGGAGATGGATTCTACAACACACAAGGTGGTTGGTTCCAAACATTGGGTACTAAACTTCAAAAAGTATCTAATAAAATTCACCAAAAAACATTGCGTGGTGGTGCTAACTTCTTAGTAACTAGTCCAGCTGTTGCAACTATCCTTGAGTCTATCCCAGGATTTGCTGCTGACACTGATGGTAACAAAATGGAATTTGCAGCAGGTGTACAAAAAATTGGTTCAATCAATAACCGTTACACTGTATACAAAAACCCATACATGATGGAAAATGTTATTTTAATGGGCTTCAGAGGAGCTCAGTTCCTTGAAACAGGTGCTGTATTTAGTCCTTATATTCCATTAATCATGACTCCATTAGTATACGATCCAGTTAACTTCACTCCACGTAAAGGTGTTATGACACGTTACGCGAAGAAAGTAGTTCGTCCAGAATTCTACGGAAAAGTATACGTTCATGGTCTTAACACTCTTTAATAGTTAATTTGATTTAATCAATTAAACAATTAATTAGTTAAGGTAATAAGAGAGGGTGGCTTCGGTCACCCTTTCTTACTGTATGAATATTTATATAAAAGAAAAGATATATGGCAAATTATATAACATATGAAATGTTTGCAACAATTCGTTATAAAGGACGTCTTATCGACGTATTGGATAGAATTCGAGCTATTAAATTGGTTTTAATGGTACATATCGAAAAAGATTTAGGTCCAGATAGAGAATTGATTAAACTTAAAGTAATGACTCCATACGCACCGAAAGAAACATTTACGACAATTAGAAATACATGTGTTTCGGAAATCGAGGAATTACTAGATATGACATTACAATTAAATACTTTAACAAAAGTTTCAAATTAACAAAGGTTATTTTTATGGCTACACCAAATCGGGAGAAAACTCCACCAAAAAGTGATATTAAATTTTCAATTACACTGTCAGACGAACAAAAACAAGCAAAAGCAAAAATTATAGAAACTCCATTTAATTTTGTATTAGGCAAAGCTGGATCAGGAAAAACATTATTAGCAGTACAAATTGCATTGGATATGTTTTTTAAAAGACAAATCAATAAAATTATTATAACTAGACCAACCGTATCAAATGAAGATAACGGATTTTTGCCGGGATCGTTGGCAGAAAAAATGGATCCATGGTTAGTGCCATTACGTAGCAATATGCGTAAAGTTTATAATAAACCAGAAATTTTAGATAAAATGGAAAAGGAAGAAAATATTGAATTAGTTTCTTTAGCTCACTTCCGCGGACGCACCTTTGATCATGCAATTTGTATTGTAGATGAATTTCAAAATTTAACAAAACAACAACTTCAAATGGTTTTATCTCGTTTAGGAAAAGATAGTATCATGATTTTAACAGGCGATCGTTATCAAGTAGATTTAAAATTTAATAATGACTCGGCAGTTCATGAAGTTCCGAAATTAACTAAATCTACTTATGTAAATGAAATCATATTAACAGATAATCATCGACATGCGGCACTAGATGAAATTTTAAAACTGCTAAATGAAAGATATTGATATTTATATTTAAAAGGGAAACACCATGGATTATTCAGAAAACAAACCAATTTGGCCAGGTTCATCATCATTTACCGTTGGATCTACACCATTTGGTTTTTTCGATAATGATACAGTTTTTCAATCTCACGCAGATAAGTTTGCTAAAGCAGCGGCTCAGCATTTAGGATATCCCATAATGGATGTTGAAATGCAAGCAATAAACTTTTATACTGCATTCGAAGCTGCTGCAATTGAATATTCAAACCAAGTTAATCAAGTTAATATTGTTAACAATTTAATGAATACATTAGGTGTTCAAACAGCATCTGCATTTCTAAGTGGATCTAGCTTCACCGGTGCAGTGGTTGGAAATTCATTTGGATATATTACAAAATTATCAAAAGCATATGGTAATGAAGCAGATAGCGGCGGAACATTGCGTTGGCACTCTGCATCAATACAAATGAATCCAGGACAACAAACATATAGTTTACGCGCCGCTGTGTCACAGTCATTGGGTATTAATATAACAACATCTTCAATTGAAGTAAAACGAGTACTTCACAATGCACCACCTGCAATTGTAAGATATTTTGATCCATTTGTTGGTACTGGTTTAGGGTCACAACAATTACTTGACGCATTTGATTTTGGAGGATTCTCTCCATCAGTATCATTTATGATGATGCCAATTAATGCAGACTTATTTAGATTGCAATCAATTGAATTTAATGATCAAATTAGAAAATCTAGTTATTCATTTGAAATACATGGTGATGATATAAAAATATGGCCAATACCAACATCAGGTACCGGATCTTCTTCAGCAACCCCATTCTTTTCTGAAGTTTGGTTTGATTTTGTTTTTGATGATGAAAAAACTAATGACGCACTTTTATTCGGCAATACAGCACTTTTAAACAATGTTGTAAGTGACGCATCAAATATACCATATAGATATCAAACCTACAGGAATATTAATGATATGGGGCGTGCGTGGATAATTAAATATGGTATTGCATTATCAAAAGAAATGTTAGGTTATATTCGCAATAAATATTCATCAGTGCCAATTCCAAATGGCGAAGTAACGCTCAATGGATCTGATTTAGTTACACAAGGACAAACAGAAAAAGAGACGTTGATAACGCAGCTTCGAGAATTTTTAGATAAAATGACAAAAGAACAAATGATGACACGACAAAATGCAGAAGCAACACAAATGCATGAAATGTTATCAAAAGTACCACTAAAAATATACGTTGGATAAGGAGATAAAATATGGCACTTTTTGGTGGAATACGAGATGCAAGATTTTTAGCTGCAATTAATTCCGAATTGATCAATGCTATCATTGATACTGAAATAGAATTCTATAAATTAATTGTAGAAAAAAGTGCATCTAATATGTATGGCGAATCTGAAAGTAAAGCATATTATGATTCTATTTTAATTCCATGTGTTATTACTAAAGAAGGCAAAACGGCAGGAATGGATGATTATGGTCATTCATATACACGAACTGCACAATTTGCAATATCTCGAGATATTTTAGAACGAGCATCATTTTATCCAGAAGTTGGTGATATTGCTGGCAAGAATCCAGAAACATGGCCAAATGGCGATCAATTTGGTTATAGTGTATCAGTATTATGTGATGCACATGCAACAAGACAAACACCTACCGGTATTACTAATTTAAGAAGAGGCGGCAACAATGCATCACCTGCATATAAGAAATAAGGAAGTTAATGCCTAGATTAAATAGACAAAATATTGATAGAAAAACAAATAAACCAAACCCAATTCGTACAGAAGGAATTACAGAAGATTTATTATTGAATCGTGCCGAACAAACACGCAGAGATGATGATGTAATTCGAAGTGTTAAACGTACGATTTATGATATTGATTATGCAATAAAATGGTATATTGAAAACGAAATACAACCACAAATAATTGCAAATGAACAAAATTTATCAGTTCCGGTTATTTTTGCATCTGGCGAAAAATGGGATAGTGTTAGACGATTAGGCTATCTTCGAGATGAAAAAGGGATGTTACAATCTCCAATGATCATGTTAAAAAGAAATAGCGTTGCTGAACGAGATGAGCAACGAACATTGGATGTTAATAGACCAAATTCCGGAAATTCTATTGTATATAAAGGGAAATATAACGAACGTAATCGTTATGAAGATGAATTATTTCCTATACCAAAAAATGAACCACAATTATCACAAAAAATATATGTTGTTGATATTCCAAAATACGTAACTGTAGAATATGATATGATGTTGTGGTGTGATTTTACTACGCAGATAACATCATTAGTTGATCAAATTTTAACATATAATAGATTTTCGTGGGGTAATGAAGGAAATAAATTTCCCACATCAATGGGTTCAGTATCATTTGAAACTGTAAACTCAATCGGCGAAGATCGTTTAGTTCGAGCTACGATTCCAATTACAATTAATGCAACATTGTTAGCAGAACAAGAAACAAGAATTGATACAATAAAAAAAATGTATTCGGTTAAAAAAGTAGTATTCGATACCGTTGTCGATGTAGACTTTGGGATATTTACTACAACTACTATTCCGCAACAAATATTACAAGTTAAAAACTATGTAATGTCTGGAGGAATGGTATCTGTTTCAGGCGGCGGCTCATCTACTACATTAAATGCAGCTACAATGAATTATTTAGTTAATTTAATTGAGAAGGTTGGATTATATGTAAACGTTAATTCAATTACAATAAATGCACAAGCCGCAATCAATCCTGTAACATTACAGCCAGCTACAAAAGATGAATTTGATATTTATATCAACGGTCAATATGTGGATAAAGCAACATATACATGGACGCCTAGTGATGTAACAACACAAACAATTGTATTTAATTTAAATGAATTAGGATATCCTATCGAATCTACAGATGTAATTATAGTGAAAGGTAGGTGGGCATAATGGGAAGACAGTTTAAACCAGGACAATTACAGACCGGATCATTATATAATATATCTTCAAGTTATGCCGTAACTGCATCATATGCACTTAATAGTACCACAGGCGGCACATTTCCGTTTAGTGGCAGCGCTGTTATAACCGGTTCATTAGAAATCAAAAGTGATATAAATGACATTTTTATCATTAAAAAATTTAATGGCCAACCTGTATTAACGATATCACAAAGTGGCGTAATAGTTTTAGCAACACAGAGTGCAGAATTAACCGGACCGGCTCCGAATGGAGGAATGTATTTTACATCTGGTTCTTTTTTTATTGGTTTGGATTAGAAAATAAAACAATGTAATATTTATTATTAAAATAAAAGAAAATAAGGAATTGCCATGGCAGAATGGAAAAAGGTAGTAGTCTCGGGATCAGCCGCAATATTAAGTCAAGTTAATGTTGGTGCGAATCAACAAATTACAACATCACCAACAACAACATTATTATCTGGTTCGTTCTCAGGATCATTCCAAGGAAGTGGTGCTGGTTTAACGGGAGTAACGAATGCTACAACATTAGCATCATTGACTCAAGGCACTGGTATTACTGCGTTTACATTCAATGGAAGTACCGCACAAACCGTTGCATTGAAAAATGCCGGATCATTAAGTAATAACGTATTACAAAAATGGGATTCTAGTAACGGTCAATTGACTAATGCTAGTTTAACTGATAATGGTACAACTATTACTGGTACAACATCTATTCAATTAACTGGAGCTAGTTCAAATTTATCTGGATCATTCTCAGGTTCATTCCAA